TTTGCAGTAGACCTTTGTGCTAGATTATTAGGAATAAAAAAATATTATATTTTAGGAAGTAGAAAAACTAAACCAGGAGAAGTTAGAGATAGACGAAGAAGTTGGATGTGGATTAAAGAATAAATAATTATATAATTATATGAATAAAAAAATTGGTTGCATATATTATTCAGACAATCGTATTGAGGGACATCCGATAATAAAAGCTTGTCGAGAACAACTTAAAAAGGCTTTTAAAGGAGAAATTATATCTGTATCATTAAAACCGATTGATTTTGGTGAGAATTATGTACTCGAAAATCGTCTTCGCTCATATCCAACTATGGTTGACCAGATTGTTTTAGCTTTAGAGAAAAGTACTGCTGATTATGTTTATATGACAGAGCATGATGTTCTCTACAGTTACGAAAATTTCTTGTTTACGCCAACTAAGGATAATGTATTTTTTTATAATTCAAATGTTTGGAGGTGGCGTTATGGTGGAGATGGCATCGCTATTAGATATGATGGTATGTTACCTCTGTCATGCATGTGTGCAAATAGGAAGTTCATTTTAGACCATTATCATCAAAGACAAATTAAAATAAAAGACTGGGGACTTGATGATATAAGGAGTAGGGAACCCAGAAAAGCTAGAATCTGGGGATATGAGCCTGGTCGAAAGAGAAAAAGACGTGGTGGGTTCTCAGATGATAAAAGTGAAGTATGGCATTCAAAATTACCGAATATTGACATCAGACATGGTAGGACATTCAGTTCACCAAAAATTACGATGGAATCATTCAGGCGTAAACCAGAAAATTGGGAAACTATAAAAGAAGAAGATATACCAGGATGGGATTTAAAGAAAATATTTGACTTATCAAAAGAAAAATAAAATAATATGAAAAAGTATTTATTATCAGTAATCATCCCCGCCAATTCAGAAATGTTCCTAGCTCGAACTATACAAGACCTTCTTGAAAATACTGGACCAGACACAGAGATAATAGCTGTTTTAGACGGCAAATGGGCTAATCCCCAGATACCGCAACACGATAGAGTAAATATAATTTATGTAGGAAAGTCTATAGGACAAAGAGCCGCAACAAACTTAGGAGTTAAATTGAGTCGAGCGAAGTATGTGGCTAAATGTGATGCCCACTGTTCATTTGATAAAGATTTTGATACTAAAATGATTGAAGGATTTAAGAAGATGGGTGATGACGTCATGATGGTGCCGATTATGCGTAATCTATGGGCATTTGATTGGAAATGTTGGAAATGTGGTTGGAAGAAATATCAAGGACCAACACCAACAATATGTCCAGATTGTGGTACTAGCGATAAGATAAGACATCAGATGAAATGGATAGGAAAACATAATCCACAAAGCAAGAGTTATTGTTTCGATTCAAATTTTCATTTTCAATATTTTAATGCTTATAAGAAAACAGATAAATATAAAAAAGAGTTAGAAACAGGTTTTACTGAAACTATGAGTTTACAAGGAAGTTTTTTCATGTGTACTCGTGAGAGGTATTGGGAATATGAAGTGTGTGATGAAAGGGCTGGTTCATGGGGAAATCAAGGAATAGAATTGAGTTTAAAGACAAGAACATTAGGACATAAAGTTCTTGTAAATCATTCCACATTCTATGCCCATATGTTTAGAACTCAAGGGGGCGATTTCAGTTTTCCGTATGAACAAAGAGGTAGAACAGTACAAAAAACAAAAAAATATATAAGAGATTTATTCTTTGAGAATAAATGGGATAAGCAAATTTATCCATTATCAAAAGTTATATATCAGTTTGAACCAATTCCTGGTTGGAAAGATGATGCTATTCAAAATCTAAGAGAAAATGAAATGAAAGTAGAAAGACCAGGCATTTATTCAATTAAAAATAAAGTTAATAAAAAGATTTATATTGGTTCGGCAATAAATTTAGCAAGAAGATTTGGAGAACATCTAAGGATGTTGCATAGAAAAGACCATGAAAATAAATATTTACAATCTGCTTGGAATAAATATGGAGAAAAAAACTTTACTTTTAATATAGAATATTTTTGTAAAAAAGAAGATTTAATCAAACATGAACAAAAATTTATTGATGAATATAAAAGTAAAATTGGATGGCGAAAAATGTATAATCTAAATCCAATAGCAGGTTCGAATTTAGGTAGAAAACATACTTCAGAATCTTTAGCTAAAATGAGTTTACAACAAAGTGGAAAAGGTAATGGCTTTTATGACAAAAAACATACTGAAGAATCAATCAACAAGATGAAAGAAGCACATAAAGGAAATATACCTTGGAATAAAGGGATACCTCGCTCAGATAAAACTAAAGAAAAGATTGGTAAAGCAAATATGGGAAATTCTGGTTGGAATAAAGGATTAACAAAAGAAACAGATATTAGAGTACAAAAATATGCTAATAAATTGATAGGTAAAAAAAAGGTATATAAAAATGGATATCCAAAAGGAATGTTAGGAAAACATCATTCTGAAGAAGCTAAACAAAAAATGAGTTTAGCTCAAAAAATAAATCCACATCCTAAGGATAAAAAAACTGGAAGATTTATAGGTAAAATAGCAATAAATAAAGACTTGTGCTATAATATACAATATACAAAATATACATAATATACAAATATGAAGATGAATTTAAGCCATTTTAGGCTAATTTGTCTTTTTTTTAAAATAATAAGAATTATGGATATAAATACAATTAAAATACAGTATAGTGCAATAATTTTTGACAAATTAAAAATATTTGAACAAGAACAATCTGATTATATAAAAGAAAATTCTAAGCATCTACAAAAGAAAAGATATAAAGATGGTGATTTAGATATAGAAGTTCACGAATATCTTTGTCTTAATGGTAATATTGGTTATCAGGTATTTTTTTATAAAAAAGACGGGAAAAATGAATATGTTAAAAGCATTGGATATGGACAAGAAGCAGAATTTAGAACTTATGATTGGCGTTTAATAAATAATGAATTAATATAGATATATGTTGAAAAAATGGAAATGTAAGAAATGTGGAAAGATTGAATATTTAAAATATAAAACTTTTTGGTATAGAAAAAATTTAGGAACTGGAATGTGTAGAAGTTGTGCTAGTCTTGGTAATAATAATGGTTTTTCTAAGGGTTTTACTCCTTGGAATAAAGGATTAAAAGGTTTTTTATCTGGTAATAAACATTATAATTGGCAGAACAAAAGAAATGAAAGAATTACTAATCATTATTTGAGAAACAGTAGTGAAGCTAAAAAATGGAAAAGAGAAGTATTTAAAAGAGATTCTTTTAGATGTTTAGATTGTGGTTCTAATAAAAAATTAAATGCACATCATATTATGCCATTTAAAGATTATCCAGAAAAAAGGTTAGATATAAATAATGGTGTAACTCTTTGTAGTAAATGTCATAAAAGAACTTATCATAAAGAAATACAAATGTCAAAAATATATTATTCACTAATAACACAATATTATGTCCAATTCTAATAGTACAGACCTAGAACTATCTAGTTCTCAATCTTGGAGCATAACTGATGGAGACCAGACTGGTTTAGATTTAAGTGGTTCATTTACTATTGAAGCTTGGATAAAATTAGAACAACTACCATCAACTGCTGAAGTAAATTTTCCATTATTTAATAGATATGATTGGTCAGCTGGGCAAAGAGCGTTCGCATCTGTGATAAATATAAACGATAAATTATATGTTGCATATTATAGTGCAAGTGTTTTGTATTGTGCTTTTGAAATTGACACTGCATTTACTTCTACTGATGTAGGAAAATGGCATCATATTGCGTGGACTATAGTAGCATCATCACAGACTGGTATTATATACATAGATGGTGTTGAAGTAGACAGTACTAAGACTCAGAATGGTGCTACGGATATATATAATTCTTCTGCTCCACTGTTTATAGGTGCTTATAATCCAGGAGATGCTTCAAGTAAGTCTTTTGATGGGCTTATTGATGAAGTAAGAATATGGAATGATGTTAGAACAGCACAAGAAATAGAAGATAATTATGAGAAAGAATTAGTAGGAGATGAAGCTGGATTAGTAGCTTATTGGAAGTTTAATAATGATGGATTAGATGAGACAACTAATAATAATGATTTAACTAATAATAATACTTGTACATTTAGTTCAGATGTTCCTTTTGGAGGAGGAAGTACAAGTCCATCAATATCACCATCTCAATCTCCTTCTACCTCAATATCTCCTAGTTTAAGTCCAAGTATTTCAGAAAGTATATCTCCTTCTATCTCACCATCAGAATCTCCTTCACAAAGTATTTCACCTTCAATTTCACCTTCTGTTAGTCCAAGCATTAGCCCTTCAATATCACCTTCTATATCATCTTCAGAGTCACCTTCAATTTCTCCATCTATAAGCCCAAGTGAATCACCAAGTATCAGTCCTAGTATATCTTCCTCACAAAGTCCTAGTACCTCAATCTCACCTTCAATAAGCCCTAGCTTATCACCTTCTATATCATCCTCACAAAGTCCATCTCAGAGTTTGTCTCCTTCTTTATCTCCTTCAATCAGTCCTAGTGCTTCACCAAGTCCAAGTCCAGGTTGGCAAGATTATACAAGAGAAGATATAGCTGCTTTACCTGCTGATGCTACAGACTTAGGTACTGCTTATTCTGTACAAGATTATACAGATGTAGCTACAGATGATGAAGCTAGAGTTGCTCAAACAGTTATTTCTTCTCAATATGGAATACATCAATTTAAAGAATATGATGCAGCTTCAAATTATGCAAATATTACTTGGATAGGTCAAAGTAGTTTATCTCCAACTTTAAGTACAGTTTATTTACAAGTTTATAATATTAATAGTAGTACTTGGGAAACAATAGATTCAGATAGTACTTCAGCAGAAGATGAAGATTTTACTTTATCAGCCAATATACCAAATTTAACTAATTACAGAGCAACTAATGAAACTTTTTCTTATAGAGTTTATCAATTAGACGTTTAATAATAAAAAAAATATATGAAATTAGTAAAATTGAAAATAAATAGAATTGAGTTTATCTCAATGGTTGGCAGGAGGAAAAGTTTTAGTTAATACGGAAACTTGGTTTTCCCATATGTTTAGGACTCAAGGGTCAGATTTCAGTTTTCCTTATCATCAGAGTGGTAGAGCAGTACAAAAAACAAAAAGATATATAAGAGATAAGTTTGTAAATTTTAAACATCCTAAGCAGATATATCCAGTTAGTTTTGTTATTGAACGTTTTATGCCCGTGAATGGATGGGATAAAAAATCATTATCTGAATTAAAAAAGAACGAAAAGAGTAGTAAATAGCAATAAATAAAGACTTGTGCTATAATATGTAATATACAAAATATACATAATATACAAATATGAAGATGAATTTAAGCCGTTTTAGGCTAATTTGTCTTTTTTTTAAAATAATTAATATAAATGGGCTATAGTTCTTGCTCTTTGACAAAAAAAGGGCAAAAGCCTTTAATAATATAGGAAAATAAATAATAATTAAAAATAATAATATGGCAGACGCAAAAATAACAGAACTTGTTGCTCTTGGAGCAACACCCGATGATGCTGACATACTAGTAATAGTAGACGATGTAACTGGAACTCCAATAACTAAAAAAGTTACAGTAGCTAATTTGAAAAAGTATTTAATGGAAGAATAATAATTAATAAAAAAAAATAAATTTATGGCAGATAAAAAAATAACAGAAATGGATGCTATTGGTGATGTACCAGCTGATACAGATGTATTACCTTTAGTAGATGTTTCTGGAACACCAACAACTAAAAAAGTTACAGTGGCTCATTTAAGAGAGGCATTAAATTTTAAAGTTCACGCAACTGGGCAGACAACATCTTATGGCACTAAGCTAAGAGATGACGGGTATTATGAATCCGGAGCTACTCTGAGATATTCTACCACAGATGTAGGTGGG